CCCACGACCGTATCTAGGATTGTACGTACATTCTGCAATATTTCCTTCACCGTGGAATCCGGGGCGAAGTCTATATTTTCCATAAGTGAAACATCGTATTCCATGACTACCCCGCTTCCACAAGTGAGAACGTCAGTTCGGCACCTATGCAGATTCCGGCACCCGTGAAATATTTCCTTTTTTCCTCTATGCTTTCTATAACGTAGTCACCCATGATTTCGCCGCCGATTACAAGCGTCTGGGCTTTCCCTTCCGAACGTAACTTGTCATAAATGAGGATTGCCGCCGCAACAGGAACGTTCTTCATTAATGCAGAATCAAGTTTCATTGTAAAAGAAACCGTGCGCAAGTCCTCCCCGATCTTTTCCAGAACGGGCTTCTTGCCGATTACATCATGCTTGGCAAAACGCATCTTGCTTGTGCGCGACAAGTCCTTGAACGTAAGGACGGAATCGCGGGAACAATAAAACGGCAACAGCCCGAACATTCCTATAACTCCGAATGCCATATAACCTCCTTACGTCCCGGGTGTCGGCGGGCTCGGAGAACCGACCGCCGCCGTCGGGTGCATGTGGGTTGACAACTTGATATTGGTAGTCAGTGACATTGCCGTTATTTCCCCGTTTGCGGACACTCCGCCCGTGGCGTTCATGTCACCATCTGCAGAAACATCGCCCTTCGTTGATATATTTCCGTCCGCCGCAATCTTTCCCGTGGTACTTATGTCACCATCGACGGAAAGGTTTCCGACGAACTCGATGTCCGGGGCCGTTACTTTCAACTTTATGTCGCCCTTGATCACCATTTCGTGACTTTCCCAATCGTATTCGGTAACGGTCCCGTCCGGGTATTCTGTCAAGCGCTTAGTTGCCGAACTTCCTTCTGGCGGTGTGATTTCGTCAGCATAGAACGAACCTACTATGAATCCATCTTCTTCACCGCAAGGAAGGAATATGCAAAGAACGTCCTCGCCAACATCAGGCAACCAAAAGTCCTTCGTGTTCTGTGTGTTACGCTGGACAATAGGCAAATCGTCGGAAACGTAGCCGTCCTCGTCATCGAACACTACGCGGGCCGTGCATTTTGCAGGGTCAACGGAAGAAACCTCGCCAATGCGGATCCAATTGGTCGCATCTTCATTCTGTCTGAAATCATCACCGAAAACATTACGCATGATCAATACCCCTTCTGCACACGGCGCAACTGAATCGAAGTAATATAGCCGTTTGATCCGTAGTCATGTTTTGCGTTACCGATAATGAAATTTCCGTCGAAGATTCCGAAGCCCTTCACGGCCACGACCGCCCCGGCAACAAGGTCAATGTCGCCCACAACGGTCAAGTCGCCCGTCACTCCACGGCGGTTCAGTTTGCGTAGCATCGCGGTCGCCTTTCGCTTCGCTTCGTCAATGGACGTGCAACGGGATTTCAAATAGTATTCCTGCCCGTTCTCGTCCGCTTCCGGGTCCGTGGCCGTGTACGTAAAAACGGCTGGGTTGCTTGTCTTTTTCTTTGTCACCTTGCGGCCCGTCTTGAGGTCGAACGTATAGCCTCCGGCGCGTCCCTTCTTCTTTTTCTTCGGGCTCCTGTAAGATACGGTCACGGACTTGTACAGGTCGGATTGGCTTGTCTCGAAAGAGTAGTTCAGAACGTCGCTTTCTCCAAGCGTTACAGTCTTTACGGGCTTCTTGTTCTCGTATGAATGCTGGTCAAATATGACCAACTTGTCATCCGTTACCTTGATAGACAATCCGGCCTCGTCGCAAAGACGGGAAACCATCTTCAAGTCGCTTTCCTTTTTCTGGTCCACCCGGTCATATTCCGGGTCACTTTCAGAATCCCATAGCAATTCTATATCGGCTTCTTCCGATATTGCGGACGCTATCTTTTTCAGCGATGTCTTTTCCCAAGCCTTCGACTTAATCAACTTTCGAATGGGCTTGTTCAACGGAATGGATACGGCCCCCATTTCGAAAGTTCTCGGGGCTCCCTGCACCTTCATGGTATCGACAAAAAATTTACCGCAATTCAATGTACCGACAACTTTGCCGTCGATAATCTTCTTGATGGATGCCTTTACACGTTCTCCGGGGTCAGGCTTCCAACGTTGGGCCCATTTACCCGTTTCGTCCTTGAGAGTTATTGATAGGCTGTCCGCCGCGTTTGTCTCGGAGTCAGAAAACGAAAACGAAAGAAGGTCCGTGGAAATTTCTTCACAGACATCCTTTTCGGCTTCCGTAAAATAAAGCCCAAGGGCCGTTTCTATCGGTTGCCTTGTCTTGAACAAGTCCGCAATAGCCATAGTCCTTTCCGTCCTCAAAGTTTCCACGGCGGCAAGTTCTTGTTCACAAGAGCCGCTTCGGTGTCTATTTCCGGGACGTTAATAACGTTCCCGGAATTAAATATAGTCTTTTTGCGGTGATCCATGTTCGCCGCAATGAGCCGATCCATGAAGTTTTCGGAGCCGTAGACTCGTAGGGAAATCTTGTCCCAAGTGTCGCCCTGTATTGTCTTGATTGTCCTCATTTGTTCCCCCTACGCAAATGAAAGTCTGCGGTTGTTTGCCAATAGCCTTTCAAGGCTACGCTCAAGGTCTACACGCGCCGCATCAAGGCCGCGTCTTACCTCCTCATATACGTCACCGCCGCCGCCGGAAACGTTGATGGTTGGCGAGAATGAAACGGAAATATTGCCGCCGGATGCGCATCCCAGCATCGAGGACAATTTCGACAACGGCAAGACGGCTTCCGGCTCCCGGCCTTCGCCGATATTAGCAATAGTCGAGCGCGTGGCTATACCGCCTTCCGCAAGTTGAGGTATTTTAGGAATATTTACAGAAAAAGACTTGCCTCCAAAAACAGGAACCCAATCTGGGATTTTAACATTGGAAAGTGCTTTGTTTATCGAACTTGTAACAGTATTTACAATGGATATTAATGAATTTATCTGCATCTTTACGACGCCGAAAACAGTACCGAACACTTTTTTTATAAGGCCAGCCGCACCCGGGAAAGTCTTGGAAAAAGCGGCCCACAAGTCAAGAACCTTTTCCTTTATAGTGTCCCAATTTTTGTATAGAAGTACACCTATCGCAATAAGCGCCGCTATTCCGGCTATAACAAGCCCTATGGGGTTTGCGCTCATGGCCGCATTTAAAGCCCATTGAGCCGCCGCCATGATCTTTGCAGCCGCCGCGAACGCAATTTGTGCAGCCCTAGCGCCCTTCGTGGCAACGGTCCCGGCTGTTGTTGCTCCCGTGTACAGAATCCATCCCATGCGAACAGCCATGATAGCGGCCCGTGCCGCCAAGATTGGGGCCTTGATTAGCGCAAAAAGGAATTGAGCCGTCTTGAGAGCGGCCAACATCGGCAACGCCGCCGCCGTAAACGCCGAAACGGCCCCGGCAACAGCCACAATTTTCTGCACAAGGCCCGGATTTTCCTTAGCCCAAGCGCCGATCCTAGTTACAATTTCTGTCGCCTGTTGAGCGAAAGCCCTCAAAGCGGGCTTGACCGAATCGTAAATCTTGAGAGCCATTTCCTGCATGGCGGAATTCAATATAGTAACGTCGCCATTGAGGTTGTCAATCTGTTTCGAAGCTACAGATTCCGCGCTGCCTACATCCTGCACGGCACCGATGAACTTGTCAAGCGCACCGCTCCCGGCCTGTTCCATAAGAACAAGCGCACCGCTCATTGCTTCCGTCTCGAAAATTGTCTTTGTGAAATTGGCACGGGCGCTTTCGCTCATTCCGCTCATGGCCGCGTTCAGTTCCTTCAATATCGCAGGGAAAGATTTCATCTTACCGTTAGCATCGGTTGTCTTTACCCCAAGGGCATCAAGAGCAACAGCCGCTTTCTCGGAAGGTGCTGAAAGTCGAAGCAATACTGAACGCAACGTAGTACCCGCCATTTCGCCTTGAATACCCGCATCGCCAAGTTTTCCGGCCATTGCCGCCGCCTGTTCAATGGAAACGCCCATAGCCTTTGCAACTGGAGCCGCATATTTCATTGTCGCGCCAAGCCCCTGCAATGTAGTGTTGCTCTGGGTGAAAGTGTTGGTAAGAACGTCGCCAACCCTGTTCATGTCGCTTGCGCTCAAGCCGAAACCCGTCAAGATGTTGGACGCTATATCGGATGCGGATGCTAGGTCTATAGCTCCGGCGCTTGCCAAGTTGAGCATACCCGGCATAGTTTCGATTATTTCATTTGTCTTGAATCCGGCCATTGCCAGATACTGCATACCCTGTGCGGCCTCGCTTGCGCTCCATTGCGTTTCTGCTCCAAGTTTACGGGCAGTAGCCGTAAGTTGCTTTAGCTGTTCTTCACTTGCCCGCGAAACGGCTGCTACTTTAGCCATGTCACTTTCGAAGGCCGCGCCTATAGTAATTGATTTTGCAAGTCCGGCACCAAGCGCCATTCCGACACCGCTTGCATACGGGGCCGTACTTGCAATTGTAGCGTTGTTCTTGCTAATGGCTCCCGCTGCCCGTGCTTGAGCGTTTTGCGCCTTTGCGACACGTTCGGCATTAATGGCAAGTTCCTTTTCACGGGCTATCAACTGTTTAAGGCTTGCCCCGGCAAGGCCGTTCTGGCTTTCAAGTTGTTTCAATGAAGCGCGTTGCCGATCGATGGCGGAACGGGCTTTCTGCATTGCGGACTGTTGTCTGTTGAACTCCGCTACAAGTTCCTTGGATGGATTCTTTGTAGCGGAAATCTGTCGGCCAAGTTCTGCAACTTTCAGTCTAGCCTGTGCGTATGCACGGGCGTTCTCTCCTATTTCCTGCTTCAATTTTACCATTGAAGCAATGTCGGCGGCTTGCTTGTTCATCCTGTTTATGTTGCCGGAAAAACCCTTCACGGCTTCGTTCGCATTATTGAACGTTTTCGCGAAGTTCCCGGACAAGTTGCCCGCGATCTTGAAACCGATTTCGTAAACTTTCCCTGCCATAAACAAAAATTCCTTTTTTAAAGAATGGCGGGCGATTGCCCGCCATTCTAGCGCTTTCCTTTTACAGCCTTTTCCCGGTTGCCCACTACTTCGCCCCATTCGCTCAAGTCCAACAGCGGGACCCTGTACCAATCGAGAACGCTAGTGAACGTAGCCCCCGCAAGATTGACGCAAGCACTTCGTATCATTTGCAGCGGCTGTTCGATTTTAAGGCCTAACCTATCAAAAAATTCTGCACCTCCTGTGCAATTGCAAGGTAGTCCTTTCCGGGCAATTCCTTGAAAAACTCAATCGGCTTCCCGGAACGGCGGGCTGCAAGCATGATGCAGAAAGTAGTGTCCGTTGCAAGGATTGGGGAGTAGTTACCCGCCTTGGAAAATTCCTTCTTCACCTCGTCGATGTCGTATCCGTTGAGCCCATCAAGGTCAATTTTCAGTTCCTTTATTTCGGGTTCATCTTCAAACTTTACGGGCTTGGAAAATGTAAACAACATAAAAAATTCTCCTGCCGCAAATTCAAATAAACAAGAGCGTGGCGGCTTCACGCTCCCGTTTGTTTGCAAGATTCTTACAATCCAAGATCGGCGCGGACCTTGGCAAGCACATCTTCGCCGTTGAAACGTGCGATATAGTTGTACTTGTCAATCTCCACGACTTCCTTCTTGTTCACTTCGAGTTTGATGTAGGTCACTTCGAATTCATTTTCAGAATCGGTAGTGCTACCGGGTTCGAGCGAACCGAGGGAAACCGTCTTGGGGCTTACGCGCATGGAGCAACGGATAGGCACCGTGGAATAGATTCCGTTGGCGGCATCGTAGACCTGTTGGGAACCGCGCACTTCCAGCGCATGTGAACCGGGCTTCGCCAAAGTTGCAAGGGATTTTTCGATAGTACGCCACGTGATAGTGGTAGTCATCGAGGAAAAATGGCCCATCACGGGGCTTTCCACTTCGCCCGCGATGCCAGCCCCGGAAACCGTATCTCTCATGGATTCGAGTTCCGGGAGGTCAACTGTTGCGACGCCAAGCAAGTCATTTCCGTCGTTATAAACGCGGAAATTGATAAGGCGTTCGGGGATCTTGTTTTCACCTGCTGCCATAATTCATTCCTCCTTTACGAGAACAAAGTATAAAGGTATTCCGGGTCGTATTCGAGCATGAAATCAATCTCGCGGTTCGGGCTCGGCGGGGTCAAGTAAACATGGAAACGAAGGATTCCGTCCATCAAGTCCAGATTGGAGTTTTCCGTTTCCACGAATTCAACGCGACCGCCAAGAATGAACTGTCGTGCAGCCAGACCGTTGAGCCAAAGATTGACGGAATCAAGGATGGTGTCGATTTGCCTACGGGTAATCGGGAAATCAAGACGGGACCAATAGTTCTGAACCAAGATGTTTCCGACCCAAGTGAACATTCGTTCGACCGGGATGAACGAATCTTTAGGATCCGTAGTTGCCGGATAGACGGCGGTTCTGTTGCCCCAGCACTTCCAGCCACCGATAAAGTTCAGAGCCGTAACGACGCCGTTTCCGTTGAGGTTGGCCGCTTCTGTCTGGGTGAGGAAAACTTCGGTTCCGTTTTCAAGCAATGCGCCCGTGCAGACAAAATTGTTGTTGGACGGGGAAACATACGGTACACCTTCATTCTCGCCGTCAACCTTCTGGATAAGTCCTGCAAGTTGGGTGCTCATTGCAACGATCACGCCATCATTGTTCAAGCGCGGCCAGCAAACGACCTGCTTCTTGTTCATGATGTTGTTTGCGTTTTTCCAAGCGGCAACGCCGGAATACACGGCCTGTTCACCGCTTGTGGGTGCGTCAATGAGTGCAGCCCCGGCGGCAAATACTTCGTTGATTTTAGTCGCCTTAGCCGCCATTACAGCGGCAACGCTCGGAGACTTGGAACGCCACGGACAAACGAGAGTGCCCGGGACAACGCGGAAGCGCGGGAACACTTCTTCGACAAGTTCGAAGCCGGAACGTACACCTGCAGAAGTGATACCGCCGATAATCTGGGCATCAGTCACGGCGGACGGGTCAAGTTTGGTGGCCTCAAAAGCCACGTTCGTGTCAAGCGTGTAATAGTATTCTTCCTGCGAATCCTTGTTGGCCGTAAGCACAAGGTTTCCTTCATCGTCGAACGCTGCGGTGAACTTGCCGGAAGTAATACCGTCTTGAGAGCCGGACGGGCCCAACTTGATGGAAGAAAGGATGATTCCCTTTTCTTCGACGGTAACGGACGCCGTCTGCGCGTCAAACTTGATGCTGGTTGCAGTTGCCGCCGTGTAGTGCGTTGCAGGGTCCAGAACGTTCACGATAACGACGGGAGCGGATTGGAAAAGTGCGAATTGGCTCTGGATAAATTCGCTAATTGTAAATTCGTGTTTTTTCTTTCCCGATGCGGCATCCGTCACCGGGGCCGCATAGCCGAACTTAGCGACCGCTTCCGCATAGGAAGAACAAAGAACGGGCTTGTTTACGTTTGTCGGATCGGTCATGTTGACCGGGGCCATTCCGACAACGAACGGGATGCCCGCGTCACTTGTCACCGGGGGCAAGATTGCCGTGGGCTTTTCGGTAGTTGTTACGCCATGAACGTAAGGCATTTATCTATCCTCCTTGGAAAGAAGTTCTTTTTCGATTTGCCGATTGCAAAGATACAACGGGTGCCCTTGCGCCTTTACGTTCAGCATTGCGGAACTCAACTTTTCGGGCGGTACGAACAGGTTCTTGAATGCGGCCTTGTTCTTGACCTTGTTCAGAACGTGTTCCGGGATGCCGTTTGAGCAAATACGGAATTTACTCAAGGACCCGTCCGGGAAGCTAGTCCCCACGTAGATTAAAGGTATATTTTTTTTCGGTGCCGGAACAAATTTCTTTTTCATATTTGCCATTTTTCACCTCAAAAATTGTCCGTATTCTGCGGACTGTTGATAATCCAAATAGTTTCCATGTCAATCTGCCATTGCGGCCACGGTTGTTCTGGCACCATATTCCACTTGATAGGGTAACGCATTTGATAGCGGTTATCCAGCGTTTCGGCTGGTAACGTACATATCTTTTCCTTGATGCGCTCGATAACGTTTATGCCGTATTCGTACCCGTCAAATTCTTCGGAATAGCAACCGACAATGATGTTCACCCGGATTTCTTCGGATTCGCGTTCCCCGGTCCCCGCTTCGGGTCGTACAAGCACAAACGGGAAATCGTCAAGTTCGCCGTTGCCGCTTCTTTTTGGCGGCAAGAATCCGTTCACTATTCGCGGGGCACGGGGTTTCTGCCCTTCCTTTGTAGGAAGGGCGAAATCCTTCACTGCCTGTGTGCAAAGTTCCCGCAACGCCTTTGTAAGCAAGTTCGTGACCATTACTTCACCGCCTTCTGTAACGTCCGCTTCACCTCGTAATCAAGGCGACGGCTCATTGCATTTTCCATTGTTTCCGTTACTTCATTCACGACGGCATCATTATTCAGCATCACGGGAACGGCGTTAGAAAATTTCTGCTCTACGGGCAAACGTGCGGAACCAAGCCTTTGAAATATTCGGCCACGGTAGATAAAGGCGTTTTCCAGCGGTCGCATACCGCCACGCTTTACCGCCACGCGTATCTGCTTTCGGTTAGCCCCGGTGGTGTCGCCGATGCTTGGGGAATGCTTGAAATCGCGCAACGGCAAACGTGCGCCACGGCTTGTAAGTTCCGTGTTCAAATCATCTTTCGTAGCCTTCTTGATGCGCATTGTTTCACGCACCGTGCGGGCCTTTACCGTGTATTCCTTCGTCACGCAACGGATTGCCGCCGTGCGGCCCTGCTCCGCTGCGCGGTTCATGGCATTGGAAAAAACGGACGGGATAGCTTCGGAGCAACCCGACAAGAGGCGGGTCGCCTTCTGCATATCGCTTTCGTTCTTTTCAAGCCTTATTTTCACGATTCATTAGCCTCGCAAATTATGACGTAGACACCCATTTCGTCGGACACGGACTTGACCAAATGTAATGATCCATCTACACGCATCATTTCGCCTTCGACCGGGCGCGGCTGCATGTCCAAATCTTCAACGTAAATAGTCAAGTTGTTAAGGAATACGCCCTCAAGGTTTCTTTGACCCAGCGGCAATTCGTCCGTTAAGTCACGGGAAATTACGCACAAGGTATCTTTTCCGTTAAGGTTGTGAAATTCCGCGAACTCCGCGAAATTGATAAACACATCCTTGACATCCTTTCGGACCTGTTCCTTGAACCTGGTCATTTTTTCTTTCCCCTGTTTTTGTTTTTAGGGGGACGCCCGCGTCTGGGTTGATCATCATCAATAACAGGCGTCGTTTTGGCGTCTGTTACTTCTTCACTTACTTTAGGCGGTTCACAAGAATTACCGAAGTTCGTGGTAAAGGTATCTGCAAGTTCATTTGAACCTGCTTTGTAACCTTCCGTATCGTCACCGTTTACGGGAACTTCGGATTTCGTTTCATTGTCTTTTTTTTGTTCCGGCTCTGTACCAACGTACTTCACAAGATTACGTTCAACCAAATTAATTGCCATTTCATCCGAAACGACAATTTCTTTTCCGGCCAAGACAAAACTTCCATCGACAAAAATATTTTGCAAACAAACTATCTTTTTCATTAGGAATACTCCTAAAAGAAACATGCGCCGTGGTGTAGCGCACTTCTTTTTGTCCGATTAGGCCAAGCACTTGAGCACGGAGAAGCCCTGCACTTGGTTGATAATCGGGAGCGGACGGGAATTCAACTGAATGACTCTTCCTGCGGGACGTTCCTGCACATAGGAATGCGGAACACGGCGGGAAGTGTAGAAAGCCAGCATGTTCTTCGGCTTGTCCGCAATGCAGACGGCACCGTAGGCCATAGTGGTTTCAACTTCGCGGGATGCAAAAAGAATCTTGTTTTCGGGGACCATCGGCACCATGTCGCCCTTGACTTCGTAGTATTCGTCATACGAATAGATGTCGATGCCAGCGTCACGGAGATAGCCCCAATAGTGAACGCCGTCCGGCAATTCGGAAGGACGGATTTCGCCAAGATCCACGCGACGGGTGTTGAGAAGTTCACAAGCGCCAAGTTTCGGGATGATGGTGTCGATAACCTTGCTTCCGCAATACATTTCGCGGGGCTTGAAACCGCTCAACTTGACGCGATTGCGGACGTATTTTCTGATTTCGTCCAGAATCTTGTTGCCGTCGATAGAATTGCGGTCCCAATAGGTAGCGGAAGTAGATGTCGGCTTCTTGGCTTCCGGGAGAGATTTCCAGAAGTCCACAACATCATCGACACCTTCGCCCTTGACATCAATCTTACCTTCGAAAAGGGCCTGTGCGCACATGGCTTCTTCGCGACGAGTAATCATGTAGTCAAGTTCGATCATGTTGTCCTGCGCGATTTCAAGGCCGCGCTGTTCCGGGGTCCGGCTTCCGTAGACGCTTTCTCCAGCCATGCGCTTCATGAGTTCTTCGGCTTGGGTAATCATTTCCGGGGCCAGAAGGGGCGGCTTGTAGGAATCGGTGTGGAAACCAACACGGTCAACGACCTGTCCGCCCACACGCGGATTCACGAACGGGGCAAGTTTACGGCCCTGTGCGTCCTTCAAGTCGAAGTCGATAGTTTCCGTAACAAATTCCTTGATACGGTTGAAGAAGCGGTCGCGGAAATAGGCGCGGGCACCGAAGCGACCTTCATTGATTGCACCGAAAAGAGTGCGGGTTTCGAAAATGTCAACTGCCATTTTTCAACCTCCTTAAATGTTTTTCTTCAAGAAAATACCGACCTTGCGGGCGGCAATCTTGACCGCTGCCATATCGTCAACGTTTTCGTTGACCTTGACGGCGTTGATGTTGAATTCACCCGTGAGATACACGGCGGCTTCCTTTGCGCCTTCGGTGGTGTCGCAATCTTCGGCAAGCACGGCATAGACGTCAGTGTCCACCACTTCGTCAACGCCGCCCGTAAGGGTAGCACCGCTAACGGTAATGTCGGAACCGCTCTTTGCGAGGGCAATGCTATTTCCAGCGGTGCCAGCGGAAACGGCGGTAATGGTGAGAACGCCGGAAGATTTGGACCCGGTAACGGAATCGGGCAAGGCGGCAATTACGTTGTCGATAGTAGCGGCAACGTCAGAGCCAATAAGCACTTCGTTTTCGCCCGGATCGGCGGACTTGAACGTTAGCGTTGTCGTACCGACGGTAATCGTATCATCGGCAGTAGGATTCGCGGCAAACGTGATAGTGCCGGAAGCCTTCACGCCGTCGGTCGTGGCGGCAATCTGTGCGCCGTTCACATTGACAAGCGAACCACGCTTGAGGTCTTGACTTGCGGCGATTTCAAGCACATCGGCCACGGCGGGCAATTCTTGATTCGCGGCAAAAAGGTTGTCGGGTTCGAAAGTTCCCAATACTTCGTTCATGGCCATAGTTTAGCCCTCCATCGTTTTGTTCATCTTGGCAAGACGTTCCTTTGCGCCTTTCACAAGATCTTCACGTTCTTTGTCATCGGCGCTAGGCGTGGGAGTAGCGTCAACAGATGCGCCAGCGGAGCCAATGCCGTTGAGGTCTTTGGCATCTTCGGCGATGTGCTGGGCCATAGTGTTTTTCTTGGCTTTTTCAGCCTTGACCATTTCGACGGCCAACTGTTCGGCGGTCATGCCCGTATCGAATTTGGCCTTGGCAACAAGGGCTTCTTGACCCAGAAGGGCCATATCCTCGATTGCCTTGATGCGGTTTCGTTCCTGCGTCACCCCGGCATTCAAGCCTTCTTCGCGGCCTTCGTTGCGAATCTGCTTGTAAAGTTCGGGATGCTGCGCCTTGATTTCTTCAAGAGTCATTGCGACCTCCTCGTTGTGGTTTAATATAGATTTTTTTTGAACGGGAGCAACATTTTCTCCCAATTTATTCAAGAAATCTTCCGGTGCATTGTCAAAAAAGTTCTTCTGTACGGGCATACCGCCAAGCATGACAACGTTTCCATCCAAGGAATTTGTGACTTTTTGAGTCACGTCAACTTCATCTGCAAAGCCCTTTGCTACGGCTTCCGGGGCGGTCATGTAGGTTTCATGAGAAATCATTTCTGCAATTTCATCTTCCTTCATGCCCGTTTTTTCGACGTAAATTTGTTTAACCGATTCTTCGATTTTTTCCAGCGCGACCCCTGCTTCCTTCAACTGTTTAGCTGTCATGCTGTTTGCAGATAGCCGCGGAGCGTGAACCATAAGCATCGAGCCCGTAGGCATAATAACACGGGCATTAGGGGCGCTTGTTATAAGCGTTGCGGCACTTGCAGCAATGCCCATGACAAAGATTCTAATTGATCCCTTATGCTGTTTAAGCAAGTTAAGAATGGCAATGCCAGCGAAAACGGATCCGCCCGGAGAATTCAAGTAGATGTCGATAGGCTGCGTTTCGGCAATCACGCTCATGGAATCCTTGAAAGATTTTTCGTCGAATCCATCTTCCCACCAACCGCCGCCAATAACGCCGAAAAGGTCAAGACGTGCAGGTTTGGTAATGTCGGCTTGTGCCGTGACTTTGTAGAAAAAATTATTGGTCATTTTGTTCGCCTTGTGGATTAGGATTAGTTACAATCTGTCCTTGTGAATCTGTTACAAGTCCGGCTTCCCTACGCATCTTTTCCTCGCGTGTACGGGCCGCGTGAATTTCGTCAAACTTCATACCTGTAATTTCGGACGCTTCACGTTCTCTGGTAGAAAAACCGCTCTTTACACGTTCTTCCGCGGCCTTTGCTTCATCCAGCGGGTTCAACTGCCCCATAGAATCGCCGTACCAATCCGCATTGCACCACGCCGCCCTAATAGCCGGATCGTCAAAAAATCCGGGTGCCTTGACACGGCCCTTCAAGACGGCTTCGGTCAGCCATTCTTCATATACGGGTTGGCACAAGCTAGAAGCCAGCCATTCACGCCGCATTCTGAACATCTTCCAAGCCTCAAGCAAACTAGCGCGGGCGGCAGAATATGACGCCGTAAAGTGCTTGATAAGCAATTCATAGGGCAACTCAAGTGCGGACCCGATCTGTCGGCAGATAGCTTGGACAAACCCTTCGAACGCCGTATTCGGACGGCCCGGATTTGCGGTCTGAATTTCCTCGTTAGGATCAAGGCTAACTATTGCCCCGTTGCCCATTTCATAGGCAATGGGGTCCTTTTTGTCAACCTTCATTTGTTGCGGGAACATTGACGCCATAGGGTTGCTCGGAGTGCTCGATTTTACGAATACGGTGAACATCCCGGATATAACAGCGGCCATAAGTTCAGCTTCCGTATATCTCGACAACTGCTTCAAGGCTTCAATTACGGGAGCCAGAAGCGGAACTCCACGGCGTTGAGCCGGACGCTCTACATCGCACATAATGTGCAGTACGTTCTTTCTCCCGGTGGTCCTTCCGAACGCCAGAACACGTTTCCAAGACTGTATAGGTGATTTGGCATTGAGCGGCAACGTGGCTCCGGGATGATACTTGGCTACGTAATACGCCACGGTTTCACCGTATTCGCCAAGTTCAACTCCGCCCCAAACGTTCTTGCCTACAGGGTATGGAGAAGGATTGCAAACACGGTCCGCCTCGATAAGCCCCACACACAAATCGTATGTAACGCCCGCCCTCTTGATAATCGGCATGTAGACGAAAACGTCACCGCTCATGAGTGCAGACATAAGGACTAGGCTCTGAATCTGGTAAAAGTTCAACTTCCTTTCAGCGTCACAATTGACGTCGTTAGAAAAAAGTTTCCATTCACGTTCTACGTTCTGTCGCCATTCCCTTGCTTCATCTTCTGTAAGTTTCAAGAATTTTTCATCCGGCAACGCGGAAAGCATTATGCCGGACCCGACAACATTGGTTCTAATTGTCTTAATTGCACCTGTAGCAAAACCGCCGCCCATGTACAGATCACGTGACCTGTCTCGCAAAGTAGCTAGATTGGCCACAATATCATCATCTGCATTTTGCCCGGAAACGCTCCATCCGATTAGACTTTTTTTCCCGTATGATGCTCCGTGGCTACCATATCCGGCCCCGCCAATGAACAATGTGTCGGCCATTTCGATACGCTTTCTGGCAAGCGTTCTTTTCAACGCCCATTCTGGAGAAAAAACAGAAATAACCTTATCTACAGCGTTCATTATAAATCCCTTGGCACCGCCCTAAATACGCGCATTCCTCGCCCCCTGCCATCTTCCAAAGCCTCAAGTTCACTTCTCCAGAACTTGATTCGGTCAGCAATGTCGGACAAATCTGCACGGGTAAGTGAACGTGTGCCTATTTTGTAAGATTGCCCGGTAGCCACTGCTTTTTCCGCTTCAATCCAAAGAGTAAGCATATTACGTGCTTCCTCTTTGGTCCATGAAGTTATTGCATTATTGGGCATAAAGATGTTCTCCGTTCGAAAAGAATATAGCTTAATTTTTCTTCAAGTGCAAAAAAAAATAATCTTGATCATAGAGAAACACCCTTCGAAGATGGCCTTCTAGGGCTTTCTTGTACATTCAAAAAACCGCCATGTGCATAAAATTCTTGAAGATACTCGAAATTTGGATTCATAAGTTCAAGCGCGGCACTTGCATATATGGCACAGTCTAGGGCTTCGTTCCTTTCCCTTATCTTTACAAATTTCATTATTACACGGCCCTTTTCAAAAGTCTGCACAAAAATTTCTGCAGTGAGTTGCTTGAAAAAATTCTCGTTGAACCCGGATTCCTCGGCGGCATCATAGTGAATAAATCCGGGTCCAAAATCTTCAATTTTCAATCGGTTAAACAAAATTGACTTGCCGGAATCTACGCCTAGAGAGAAAAGTGTAGCTCCGAAAAGATTGTTTTTTGTTGGCGGTGAAATAAAAGGAAGTCCAAAACCGCCGCGACCCTTTATTGCAAAAACGCGCAACTCTTGTCGGTTTACGGTATATTTGTAGACTTCATTTGTAACTTTTCCGTCGCCGGAGTCAATGAACGTACATGCGATATTTACTTCTGCACCAATAAACAGTTTATATTTCTTCTGGAGTAGCTGGTCAAGTTGCGACCATGTACTTTCAATTTCCGGGGATCCGTACATTACACGGTGCTCCACGCCCCAGCACTCCTTACCCGCACCCCAAGCATAAACACTAGCTTCCAATCTGTCATGCTGCACGTCAACGCCGCAAGTAAGAATCAAGGCTCCCGGCGGCAAAGTATTTGCAAGATAATTTTCACGGCGGTCATATAATCTTTGCCAATCATCCCTAGTAAGTTGTTCATCCCACGTCTCGCCTAATTTCAAGTTGACAAATTCCATCAAACCTTTTTTGTCTTTCTTCTTTACAGCCGTAGTAAATTCATCGACAAGTTCATACAAATTTACCCACGGGGAAATTAGCGAATTCATATGATACCCTCTTGTTTTAGAACTAGGATTTTGCGGAACCCATCTGCCCAATTTTAAAATGTCGGGATCAGGTCTATATGCTCCACGGGCAACTTTGCCACAATGAGGGCAAATTACACGGGCGGTAAGCGGCAACGCATCGCCATTTTTGTCCTTGTCCCAAACAACATATCCCCATTTATCCGAAGCATATTCCTCACCGCAATGCGGACAAGGTAGCATATAGATTCGCTGGTCGCTTTCTAGGTAATAGTTCTCAATTTCCGAAGCCCACTTTATTGTGGGTGTCGAAACAAATACTTGCTTTCTATTGTGAAAGTTAGTCGTGCGCTGAATAGCGAGTTTAAGCGGTGATCCTTCCTTTGTTACACCGTAACGGTCGATTTCATCGGCCAGCAAAATACGAATCGGTCGCGACGCAAGACCCGCCGGGGAATTCGCACCTACAAGGGCTAGGTAGCCACCCTGATAATGTTTCATGCGAATCGTGGTAGATTTCTTTCGGCTGGTCCCGCGTCCTTCCTTGCCTTCTTCCAACTTGTCTTTAAGCCCCGGAGAATATTTAAATGTAGGCTCAATTCGCTCTTTGGAAAAGTTTTCAGCCGCATCGATGGTAGGATGCAAGAATAGTTGTGGCGCGGGTTCTTGGTCTACGTAATAACCCATGATGTTCAACAAGGCTTCGGATTTTCCCACCTGCGAAGAAAGCATCATTACGACGCGCTCTGTAACCTTGTCCGTGGCCGCATCCATAGGTTCGCGCAAATACGGTACACGGTCGGTGCGCCAATCTCCGGGTTCCGGCGAAGTTCCCGGAGCCACGTATCGGTATTTATCCGCCCATTGAGAACCCGTCAAGCGTGAACGCGGGCGGCAAACCTTGAAAAAAGTTTTGCTCCACTCATTACCCATCGCCATTAGCCTTCATGAACTTTGATTTTGAAAAAGAAAGAAGGGCGTCCTGTATGGCGTCAGTCATTACTTCCTCAATCCGGCGGGCGGGCTGGTGTTCGCACAATGCAGAAATCCTAACAGGTATTGACGTCAATCGTTCACGCACTTCTGCAGCAACAGTGGCCGCGTCACTTTCTACATCAACGCGGTAAACTATTTCCCCCTTTTTCAATTTATACTCAATTTCCCTAAGTTTTGCTTGATAAGTCTTTTCGGCAAGTCTGGCCTTGTTGAATTGAGTAGTAATATCTCGGGCCGTTATCAAACTTTCAGATGTCAATTTTGGAGCACTATCATTCGAATACTCACCATCATCATTCTGGTAATCATCCGGCAACTCTTTTATTTTTTTTTGTCGCTTACTTTTTGTTTGAACCGATTTTTTTTTGATCTTTGAATTTTCTTTAGGTTCCTTTTTCTTTTTACGGTTCTCATAAGCAATAAGGCCATCGTCAAGCGGGATTGTTCCATCCTTGTTCTGGGGCATCCTTCCGGCCTTTATAAGATTTAAAATGTTGACGTGCGAACAGCCAACTTGTCGGGCAAATTCCCTAACACCAATGCTTTCACCTTTCGACATTTTAACTCCTTTGGAGGAAAATTTAACCGCTTTCCACATACGGAATTAACAGAAAGGCGGTGCGTTGAATTAAATTTATAAAAAAAATTGTTACCATTACCAAAAAAAGTTACCATTACCACCTCAACGAATAAAATTTTTTTAGCAAAAAATCTATCAACATTTTTAACATTTTTTCCACAAATGAAATCAGCCGGGAACCTTTATCGCTCTTGATTTCGTTTCATATCTGAAAATATTTTTTCGGGGAAACAAATACCCACAAACGCACGGCCATTTTTTTCAAAATAAAAAAGTGGCGTTTTTTGCTTAAAAACGCCATTGTTACCACTTTTTTTTACATACAGCTAGCGAAAGATTGGGCTCGCCCCGACC